AAAATCATTATCAGCCATTGTGCCACCACCTGATGCTGGTATTTTTTGTAAAGATAAATATGCAGGACTTTCATTATCATTTGTGTTTTTAAGTGTTAATATTTTTCCCCAACTTGTACTGGTTATAAAAGTTGATTGACCATTTGCAACTATTTCTCCAGCAAATGTGGTGTTATCTTGTATTTTAATCTCACCGCCAGATACTTCATTTTCTAAATAGATATGACTATCACCAGAACTTGCAAATCCAAAATAACCTAATCTAGTATCATTAGCGGATGCGAAATCCATAAATGGAATTGCACTTGCCCCATTAGCATCATCTCTTATCCTCATAGAAGCAGCAGATGTATCATTAAATACTTCTAATGGGATAGTAGCGTGTATACCTCCATTTATACCAACATTCCCAGAGAAGATAGTATTTCCTGAACCATCAATAGTTATTCTCTCAGATCCAGCTGTGTCTATCGCAAGTACATTTGAACCTTCCCATCTAATACCAGTATCACCATCAGAAGCACCAAAGATTCCCTGCATTGAAGCCGCAACTAATAACTTTGCTCCACTTAATGTTACATCACCAGTAAATGTAGCCCCAGCTAATGCAGCGTAACTGCTAGTTGCCGCAGTCGCCATTGTTCCTAATCCAAGACTTGTTCTACCAGTTGCAGCAACTAATCCCACTGAAGTACCACTCCATTTTATATCTGCATCGGAAGCTGCTATAGTTATATATTTATTAGCTGTATCAAATGTTATTGATATATTACTTCCTTCTACAAATCTTATTGCATCTTCATGCTCTGTTGTCCACTGTTTTGTACCATTTCCATCATTAACATTCCAAGTGCTTTGAGCTGTAGGGACTGCCCAAACTGCTGTGCCAGATGCACCGCTCCATTTTAAGAAATTACCAGCTTCACCACCTGAAGGTATATGTTTATTACCAGCGGATGTAGGATGTGTATAAACTGTATCATTGTCAGCGGCCCATACCGCTGTTCCACTAGAAGAATATTTTAAGAATTGACCAGAACTACCTCCAGTTGGCACATGCTTGTTACCAGCAGTCGTAGGATGAGTATATACAGTGTCAGGATTTTGAATAGTTATTACATAAGGATCACCAGTAGTTCCGCCACCAGTTAGATTTGTACCTGCTACACCTGTGGATGATACAAACTTTATAAATTTACCTTGAGATACGGTTTCAGCATCATCATCGTCATCTCTTACTACAAAGGTAGTTAATTGATTGGTATTAGTATTGGTAACTGAATTAGTAATAGTCACTACACCGCCAGAGGAATAAGCTAGACTTATACCAGTTCCAGCTACTAAATCAAAATCATCTGTCGACCCTATAGTTGTTTTCTGTACTCCACCAACTAATAATTTCCAATTCTGATAATTATCAGCAGTCCCAATTAATTCCCATCTGCCATCCAAATCTTGAGTTACTTGAACATCATCATTTAAAGTTAATGTTAAAACACCAGTACTAGTATTGAAAGCTGCTTCATCTACGAAAGTATTAGCCGTAGACACAGATGCCCAAGATAATGTTCCACCTATTGTTGTGGATAAGAATTTAGAATTAGCTATACCAGTTGACGATATATCGCTGGCTTCTAAACCTTTAGTTAACAGTTGTTTCCAGTTTGCCATTATTCTTTTTTAGATAATCTCTCTACTTCTTTAGCGAGTTTATTAATGATTTTACCAACTGCTTCTCCGTCCCTTCCTTTTATATTTGCTTCTTTTAGGACTTCGCTCATAAACATAGCTTCTTCTATATCAAGACGCATCTATTTCCAGTTCCAATAACTTCTGATGTATTGCAGTTACCTTTCCTATTGTCTTTGATGCTGGCATTATCTCAGAACCGTCATATGAACATTGCAACATCTTCCTCAAGATAAATTCAGTATCTTGAACTGTTAATTTCTCGTTGCTTTTTAATTCACTCACCTTGTCCTTATGATCTAAATCACTAGGACTAACTACTTTAGCTTGTTTAGTGAAACTACTACTCATATAGTCTGTCCATTATTCTAGCATGTGGGGCGCATGCCCCACACACTGCGATTAATTAGCTATTAAGATACTACGTTATCTTTAACAGTACAGACATATAGATTTTTGTTTGTACTATCAAAATACAAAGCCCCTATACACGCTGCCTGCAATCCAGTTGTAGTAGAGCTTGAAGGAACTCCAGCCGCTATTCGCAGAGGTGCGATCTGATCAGTCATAGCCCCGTTAGCATCCACGGCTCTATCACTAGCTGCGTATGCTGTCATACGAAATGATTTTGCAGAATCATCCCAGAACACGGAAGGTTGATAGTTATTGTTATCGTATCCTCTATTTACCTTAAATCCGCCATCTGTAGCCAAATCACCTTGTGTACTAGTGTAACCAATATTACTGTTTAGTAGGATTTCATTATCCTCAATCAATACAGTTTCACTAATTTTAGAAGTTGTTGCACCAGAAACTGTTAAATTCCCAGTAACAGTCAAATCATTACCAATAGTCACTACATCAGATGCATCGCCAATTTGCACAGCATTGCTTCCAAAGCCACTCGCCAACCTTGTTTTTAGGTTAGCAACAGTAACGTCTTCATCAGTGCCAGTGACTGTTATCGTATCATCTCCAGTAGTAAGCGCAACTGATCCAGCTCCAACAAAAGTTAGAGTATCGGTCTCACTGTCAGCTACTACAGATGTTGATCCTGTAACGGCTACTGTTTTAAAAACCTCTACATTCGAGTTCAGATAACTAGCATCATCAGCAGTTGTCAGTACCTGTTTCCAAGTTGCCATCTTATTCTCCTTTTATTATTCTTTTCCAAAGTACAAATTTGTACCGTCACTATACAGGCCATTAGCCACCGCACTCGGTGCTGATGCCTGATCTTTTAAAGTTAATACACCGTCATATCTTATAGCAAAACTGGTCGTTGTATCATTTTTAAATTCTGCTAGATTTCCACTACTCACTGCTGAGTCTGATGTAAATCTAAAATAATCTCCATCTAATTCTTCTCCACTAGCAGCTACTGATGCCCAAGAAGATGATCCTCGTAGCTTCAATTTTGATGCTGTTGAATCATACCATAAGTCACCTTGATTAACTCCAACTGTTGGAGCTGATGCACGCTGGTAAAATCTTGTAGCAAGTTCTGCTAATGCACTTTGAACTGTAGTTTGAGTTAAATGAGTAAGACTTTTATCCCAACTTTGAGCAGATGCAGACGTTGCTCTTCCACCGACTGCTACAGCTTTAGCAGTTTGCCCAGATATTTCAACTGATCTTGGAGTATTACTGCCAACTGTTACATTTATAGCCATACTATACGCTCACTGAGTCTATTACTGTCATTCTACCCGTCATTAATTTTTCAGTATCACTGCTTAATGTTTTCATAATATCCCAATAGTACACGCCTTCAGTTAAGGCTAAGGTTTGAGTATCTGTTAGCTTTAACTGTATTCTTCCATTTGCCAAGGTTGAACCGCTAGTATCAAATGATATAGCTGTAGATGTTGAATTGGGTTCTGTTCTTAACTTTGCTACAATAGTAGAGGTTGATAAATCCAATGCATCTCCAGCGGTATCTGTAAAATCAAAATCAGACAAGAAGTCTGTTCCTCTGTGAATGGTTAAATCTACATGTCCAACGGCCATTAGAAGTCGTATCCTCTAATTTCAAATGCTGATCCAGTTTTAGCTGTATTAGATTCAACCTTAGCCTTCTTTATAGCATCTTGATATTCCATCTTATAGTATCCAGCTGTATTGTAATCCTGTTTAGCGGCAGCAAGCCTTTCTACTACTTTACCAACAATGCCTTCGTGATATTGAGAAGGTATATCAGCAATGCTTTCAGTGCTTTTACTGTAATATATACGTATCGTATCTCCTGCTGTTGATAGAGTAGTGAATGTTGATCCAGATAATTCAGCTACAGCTAATTTGTCGTCTCGTAACCACCAAACTTTCATTATACAGCCTCCGATAAATCTTCTTCTTCAGGCTCTCCAGCTAAATAGTCAACCCATTTATTGTTATAGTCGACTCTATCAATTTTAATAACATCATCATTTGATGCAATAGCGTCACTGGTGAATCCAGTTAAGGGATAATATCTAACATTTGCCTGAGTAGTCTCTGTGGATTTAGCTCTTACTATTTGAGTTTCTATACTAAAATTTTTGACAGCTGACTTTAGTAAGATCAATAACTTTGGATTAGGTTCACTTGGAAATAATTCTTTAATACGTTCAATAGCCTGTGCTTCGGTCATGGTGTTGCAGTTCCTTGCATAAGTATTTGTAATTCTTGTTGATATGAGGCTTGCAAGGCTTGCATTTCTGCTTGCATAGTCTGTATCTCGAGCATTACGCCTTGCGCCAGTTCTAAGTCTTCTTCTGTCTCAGTATAAAATCTTAACTTAACTCTCCTATCGGCTATCTGTCGAATCCTTGCTCTGATAGCAGCACCTAGTACAACTATAGTTTCAAATTCAGTTGGGAAATATGCAATAGCTGTTTGATCATAGTCCACTAATGGAGATTCAATATAATGAAGAACTCCTGCACGTTCTTGGGCATCGTATACAACATATATACTACCACCTTTTACATAGAACACAGGGTCTTCTCCATCGCTATAATGTATAGAAGTACTGCTTTTCGCCTGTGCCACTGTACCATTTGGTATTTTCCTGCATGGACGATCATTCCCAGTTACCTCTACTATTCTTTTTCCAGCCAAAGTAAGTCCAGTTGTAGGAACGGCAGCAGGGGCTGGGGTAAACATTTCTAATCTTGATAATGGCACTGCTTCAAATATCTCTCTAGCTGATGCGGTTAACCATTCGCTCATTGCTGTCAACCAATCCTCTAGAGCAGTATTGGTATCACGTGGCCCAATGTAATCTTCAACTCTGTTATGTAATGTAGTCGCCATATTTCTCCTAACAGAGGGAGGTGACAGAAGTCACCCCCCTCAACCGTATTAAGACATTGAGAACAATTTGTGTGACTCGATTAGACTTACGCCTATACCTTCATCAGACATATATTGATCTTTTACGCCATCGTAAGCATTATCAGTCTTGATATTAGCCTGATACTTGGGGGCACGATACTGTGCAAGAAACAGATTTTCATCTGAGACCACAAGCATCTTTTCGTTATACGGCCCACGCATAACTGGAGTAGGAATCAACTGCAGGTTGCCATGAGGAGTTTCTAAGGTTCTATAATTAAAACCTAAAGAATCACGCTTCATATCACCAAGGTTGACTGTCCATCCAGAATTAGCACTAAATGATTCAGAACCACCTAGTTTAGACCAATAACTCAAAGCACCACCGCCACAAAAGGCACGTTTTGAACCAGATTCAGGAACATATTGGAAAACCTTTTCCATGTCATCTACAAAACTGCCATAATCATAGCTACTTTTTGTAATTGCAAATATGTTCTGATCATCGCCAGAAGAAGCACCATGCTTTTCAATAGCAGGGATAATTCCCATTGTACTGCGAACAACCTTGCCAGCAGCATCTGTTAAAGAGCCATCAGCAAAACCTGCGTTTAGATTAATGGGGGAACGTCCAAATAAGAACGCTCTTTCCTTCTGAACTTTATGTTCTTGTGATTTTTGTGTGCGTAAACGAGCAAGCTCGTTGCTTTCGCCACGTAATGCAGCCGCATACAATGTGCCAGTTACCTCTACAGGTGTTTTGAAAATCTGGGCTTGATTGTATACAACCGATATTTCATCCGCCCAAGCTTCTGGGGCTTCAGTTCCTTCACCGTGAGCATTGCCAACAACAATAAGAACATCCTCTGCGTCTATATCGACGGGGTCATCGCCCATGTTCTTAAATGAAACAGCACCCGAAGCAACAGCCGTTATTAATACAACGCCTCTTTTAACTGTTAGTGCAGGATTCCACACTTCGCATTGATAGCCAATGTAACTTGAATCAGCTGGGTCTACTAGACCAGAGATTGTTTTAATATCCATTGGGTCAGAAGCAGTATCACCTGCAGCAAGAGCAGTCATGTCCTCATTGCAAACAAACTGTTGTTTTTGCCAAGGGTTGCGATGCTCAAACATTTTATATTGAGGATCAGCAAGCCCTGAACGGGTCTCACGATTAGAAATAACGGTAGTAAAGGGGGACACATCAGTCCATAGTTCTTTTACGACTTGAGGACTGATGTAAAAATCCCTTCGATCTTCATATAAGACACCACTGTTGCCTAATATTTTTGCCGCCATTTTTATCTCCTTTTATTAGAGAGCAAACCAGCGTTGAATACGTCCTGTTCGGACATTGGCGGAGGAGTTTCACCAGTTTCTACCGTAGTAGTTCTTGGTATTTTTAAACGCTCCTGTTGAGCTTTCATCTCTTGCGCCTTATTCTGTATTCTAGCTTGCTCAGGATTTGGAGAGTGAGTCGCATCATATACCTTGGCTAATATATCCATATTGACATTTTCTGGATTCATGGCCCAATCAACAAATTTGCTAGACTTTTGATTATCCCAGCCATAATTGTTATGAACGTGATCATAAGCACCACGCATAACCATTTGCTGTTCTTGTTTAGCTATCTGTTGTCTGGACTGTTCCTGCCTTGCTGTATCAGCACTGCGTAGATAATCCATCATATTGTCTTGATATTGATCTTTAGCCGTTCTGTATCTGAATGACTCACTATCGGGATCATTAAATGCATCGACCTCATTGTAGTTTGTTGGACGTTGTGGTTGCGTTGGCTCCTTCGCTGGGTCAAACTGATTTCCTTGCGGTGAACCATTTTGATCTTCAGCGGAGAACGATTGCTGCATTGAACCAAGAACGCTTTTAATTTCATTTACTTCTTGTCTCAATGCATTATTTTCATTCGTGACCTTATCCGTTTTACTTTGCCAATATTCCATACGTTGAGGGTCGTCTTTAGCTGGAGTTTGTTCAACTGGAACTCCTTCAGTGCTGACTTCTTGGTCAGGCTGAGCTGTTTCAGCTGATTCTTCGGGGATTGTGTCACTAGTACCCAAGTCGATATATTCGACTTCTCCAGCTTGGTCACTTACTGTACCGATAACATCTGGTACAGTCTCTTCAACCGCTACTGGGTTCTGCACAGCATCCCCTGTGTATTCTTCACTCATTTTCTATCCTTTCCCTACGCTGTTCGATTGTTTTTCAACCTCGGCAACAGCATTACGGAGTTTCTTTAATTCGTCTTCTGTCCGTGTTTTATATAGCGAACTCGCCATATCTGCCTTAGTAGAAGACTTCTTGAGATTTGATTTAAATTTTTCTAATTCTGCTTTTTCCCTAGCATGGACAACTTCTCTTCTAGCGGTTTGGAGATCACCTTCAAGGTCTTTAACCTGATCACCTAACTGCTCAATCTGCCCCTGCATCTTAGCAAGCTGACCGTGACGATTTAATACGCCTTCTGTGTCAGCTACGTCAGTTTGTTTTAATACTTCAACAGCATCTATAATGCCTTTTTCATATAATTGCATATAATACTCAAACCTTGCCCACCTATTTGATGGCAGCGTTGAGCCAGAAACCACCACTATATCATACCTACCTACAGTTATATCGTTTATTTTTTCTATTAGTTCTCCAGTAAGTGAATCATATATTGGTTGGTTAATCTTCATTTCCTTGGCTGCATTATTGGGCTGTAATAAACGAATTATCTTTTGACCAGTGAATACATGCTGTATTAATTGCACTATAACCTTAGCTAACTGGTTTAAGCCAGATTCAATATCGTCTTTTTTACTGCGTATTCGTCTTTGGCCGTATTCATCTAGGGCTATTGTTCCCTTGTATGTTTGAGGCGCAGCTGAAGAATCACCCTGCATCATTGCATATATTCCTAATATTCTTTCAATATCAGCTTTTGCATCGGCTTCGTTCTTGTATAGCTCATTAGGGAGAGGTATTGGAGAGGCAACTATAGGCGATCCAAGTTCAGGGTCGAATTCTATAACTCCAGTGCCAGCTTTTGCCCAAGTCTCTTCTATATCTTTTTTATTAACAGACCCACGTGGTATTAATAGCTTAACATTTGTAGATGATGATGCATGAGCAACGATTAGCGATCTAATCTTATTAATATATTCCTGTAAGCCCCTTACCAGCCTTACATCGCTCATGGGGTAGGGATTGCGATTATGAACATTCATAAATGTTACTAATGGATAATGTTCAACTGGCATAATATTGGTGTACATCTTCTCGCCACCAACTGAGCAGCATTGCTTAACGTGGTCGATTGTTATATTGTTTACTAAAATTTCTCCACGTTCTACAAAGGCCTTTATAGTAGTCTTTTCCATGATAACTGTAGAATTTGGTATAGATGAGTCATTCTCCATGCCTTTTGCCATTTCAGGCTGACCCGTAGACATATTCATTTCCTGATGATAGATTCCCCCAGTTTCTTGATATATCTTCATCGCTTGTTCGACTTCTTTTTCTTCTGTAACAGCGGTCTCGCTTAAGTCTTGGTTCGTAATAAGAAAAGCAGGTTGGCGTAGATATTCTTCAAATTCTTTCTTCTTCATAATTTTTTCTTTACCACTATGCTGATCAAAGACCCTCATGTAAGGAACTCTGATCTTAGTGTAACGCTCAATTACCTCTAAGCGTCTGTCGTATTTAGATTCCCTGTCGCCAGTAGAACCAACCTGCTGATCTTCTAAGCCATGACGTATCTCATAAACATCATCGCTTATTTTCTGCTCTGAAGCAGCCTTGATAGCATCGGTATACTGAGGATATGCATGAAGTAAATGTGATTCTGTATAAATCTTTGCAAAAATTATATGACTAGCATCATTGCAAAATGGGTCTTTTGTATTTGGGTCTATATATAAATTAAGTGGATCAACTGCTTTAATAAGAACTTCGCCCTTACCATAATCTGCATTAGGGTCGGTATAAGCCATCATACAACCCATACCTTTTACATAATAATCATCTATAGCTTGCTTTAATTCAACATTACCTCTGGATTGATCCCAGACGTAGGACATTAGGTCAGAGAAGACCCTACCAGTTTTAACATCGCTGTCTTCTCTAGCTGATGATTGAAATCTTGGTTGATTAGCTGTAAGCATTGCCTTTGCTTGCTCAACAGCTGGATGGATAGCATTTACTACGAGAGGCTCTTGCGCTCTATTTCGTAGGGATGTAACCTGTTCCTTAGTCCATTGCTTACCGTTTCTAAACTCATCGTCTTCCTGAGCTTGTTTAGCCCAAGAGTCACGATAACCCTTAAATTCGGTTAGTAATTCCTCGGATTTGGTTACTTCAGGTTGTTTTTCTGCCATTCAAGCGTTACTTTAGCCAAAGTACAATAAACCATGGGTTGTACGCAAGTTACACCAAATAGTTTCAAGCAAGCAACCAACTTTCTTCGTTTTTTGAGATTTTTTCTCTGTATTGCTCGTTTTTAACATTATCTGATGCCTTGTGATTCGGTTTATACACTTTTTTCATGGCATAGTAAAGCCCGTCTAACAGGTCATCATGCTTACCTCTTGGATATAATAGTAATTCATCCTTAAGGGCTTGCATATTATCTTTTATGAATACCTTACCTTGCGCAAAGGCTGGTTCCATAGTTTCAAGTCTTGCTGATTTTGCGTTTCTGGGATTCTCTCTAATCTCTAAACCAGATATGAATATCCCATCATCTTCACATCTTTGACGTAAATAATCACGTAGCATCTCTTGATAGCCTACCGTTTCGATTCTCGTCTTATCTGGTTCGTATAGTTTAAATCTATTTATAATAGCTTCGGCCAAGTTCATAGGTGATACCCTTTTTTGGTAATAAGGCAGCACATACCTATTTGACTTATCATCAACAGCTACAGCTACGACTGTAGAGTAATCAGCTGTTTTGCGTGTAGAGGAAGCTGGGTCTACACCCATAAATATATTAATAGGTACAGTTTTATCAACTGGCTTACCGTTCAACTCTGTAATGTTCAAGAATCTGTCATCTTGATCATTTGCAGATATAGTTCCTTCGTAAGTCTTTAAATACTCTTCTCTGAACAGCTGATCTTCATCGCCCACTATCTCACATAGATACTCACGATAGAATACAGATGATCTATTAATGCTCTCCAATTCTCTTTTTTTAGTTTTTAACTTCTCAATGGATTGCCACTCTTCCCATAATGCTATGTTATTGGGAATATCTGGTTTAAACATCATGTTCTTCCAGCCATCCATTTCCTTTAGGGTTTCCACAATGCAGCGTTGATGCTGCGGTGTCCCTATTATTGCTATCTTGCCACGCAGTGGGTCTAGTGAGGGTACGGCAGATTGCAATAGCCATCTTAGGTTCTGTTCCATAGCTTCTGCAGTCTTGGTATTGTTCTCATCCTCTGGATCGTCAACAATAATAAGAGTTGGCCTCTGGTTTCCAACTTTTATACCACGAAGCTGCTGTCCTGTGCCTTTGCATATGACCACAGAGCCGTCTTTTAGCGTCACTTCGCTTTTAGCCCATTGTTTTGCACTGTGTTGTCCCCAATAACCAAATACGCTTCTAAATTGAGAAGAATAATCAAGAGTATCTTTTATTGTTCCTAATAGTTTAACAGCATGGTCTTGTGTTCTAGAAATTAGTACAACAAGCTTTTTCCCTTTATCAAACATTAAGTGATATAGCGGATACACACCTCCAACGATAGAAGACTTTGCGTGTCCTCTAGGTGCGATGATATTTATCTGCTTTACTTCATCGTCCATTAATTCTTTAGCTATTTCATAATGAAACTTTGGACTAGGTGCTGAAAACATATTAGGCATGATAATCTTACCAAATAGGATCATACTCTCACGCAGTTTAGAATGTGTACTATTAGCCATTGAGTGCGTGATACCATTCATTTAAGCAACTAAGGCACATGCAGCTTGGATCAAATCCATGATATGGCCTACCAATTAGCCTAGCAATCTGATTATTCCATACTGACAGGTCTTCTGGTTCATCAGCATCGAGCCGATGCAGTAGTTCTCTGTCTAATAGGTCTTCTTCATAATATATTGGATTAACGTCTAAATCGTAGTTGTAAGACAACCGATGAGACATGGGGGCTTTCATAAATAAGTCTACAGGACAGGTATTACGCTTCATTCCCATTAAATTGCATTGGTTCTCTCCATTCTTCATCCTTTTCAGTGGATTTAGACTCTCGAGTTACCAATAACCGCTTTTCTTCCTTCTCTATCTGATCTGCGATCTCTGAAGTAACGTCAATTTGCATTGTATCAGTTATCATTCGCTTAGTTGGTTTCATTTCCAGATAATCAGCAAGGTTGTCTGCACCTTTTAACATATTACCTGCATCTTGTTTATGTCTTGCCACTTCAATAGCATCTAGGATTGTCTGTATAATTGAATCCTTGGTGATACCTTTGTCGGCAAGAACTGATTTGGTCTTAGTTTCGACCATTTTTTGAACTTTATCCATTTTAAATAACCTCTTTACTGTTGCACTCGGTATCTTCTGATCGGGACGGTATATATTGCCTAATATATTCCAATCTATTGGTTTTTTAGACAACATCATGGCTACATAGGCGTTCACAGCGTTCTTAGTGCGTGTTTTGCCCATCTCCTTCTTCTCCCAATTTTCCTGAACCTCTCCATTCTGGTAGGATTTAAAGTATAAGACAGCTTTTTTACCACCCCACTTGTTTCCAAAGGGAAACTTGTAAAAGCTGCGTGCTGCTCCGTACTTATCTTTATAGGTTTTCTTGTCAATCACACGAAATACGTAATTATCATCAGAAATAGCATAGTTATTAGCATTCGCATCCTGCCAATAGATATATTCTACATCTTTTTCATCAGCTTCGGCCTTGCTGTAGATGTTGAACAACCTTTTAATATTATTTATTTTTCTATCTAATGTTATCATGGCGTAAGCGGTGGATTTATTTTAAGTATACATATATGTTACCATTAAATGTATACATACGCAATGCATACTTAATAAAATATTATATGTATACATTAAATAAAGGGTGTTAATCCCCACTCTTATGTTCACTAGGGTTGCAAATTTGATCTATTATAGCTTCTACGATCCTTTTTTCAGCTTCATATAACTGCCAATCATTTTCAAATGCTACCCTTGCATCATTTAACTCAGTCTCCTTGAGATATGCTACTTCCCATTTACCAGTAGTGGTATTAAATACTTCATAACGTGCCTGTTTCTCTCTTGCCATCTACCTAAAGTATACCTTTAATTGCTGATATTAATCAATAGTAATACTAACAGTTATGAGTAGTGTTCCGAAAAATTGCTACTAGACTGAGAGTGAGGGAAAGGGATCAATAAGTACCCCCCATTAAACACGGGTGTTGGGTTGCATGGGGTTGAAACTATTCGTTGGGTTCGAATACAACCCCATGCCCCCCTTCCACCCGTGATAGAGGTTGCGTTGTGTGTCCACAACGCTCAGTACCCTAGGGATACCCACCCTACCGCACAGCTGGCATACCCTATGAGGCGTGAGCGCAGCGTGTGTAACCACGCACTGCCCACACACTCATACCCTATGCACAGGTGCGCAGTATACCAGTACCATGGTACTTATTGTACTAATCCACACTCTACGTTGAAAGCTCCCTCATGTATGGATAGCACAAGCTATCTATAATACCTAACTCTAGAGGTAGTTACTATGATATGGAATATCATAACAAACACGGCTAAAGCCGTAGGTTTTACAACTATAGCAGTCAGCTATGTTGCAGTTGAAGGTACTAAGCGTATCTATCGTGGTTCTAAAGAAGCAGTATCCTTTTGCAAGGATACATTCTCAGAGATGAAGCTAGTCTTGAAAGCTAACGGCATCGTTAAAGGTTCTAAGGTACATGACGCTCACATGGCTATTGCCATGCAGTGTGATACAGCTGAAGAATACGAAGCTATGCTTCACGAAGCTGGTATGCTCGACTACTGTCCTGTCACTAATCCTGATTCAGTGCATAACATGACAGAAGAAGAGAAGCGTGAGCTAGATACGCTTGATGACTAGTAAATAAAGGAACTGGGGGGCTGTAACGCCCCCCTCTCCCTTTTGTTTACGGGGATCAAAAGATCGGTAAAAGAATCCCCTTAACACATTAACTGTGAGGTATCAAATGATAGTAGAACTACTAATAATCACAGCATTAGCACTAGTTATCGGTGGACTAATTGGCTTTATGCTTGGCTTCAAATATTCACTATGGGAAATGGAAGATTATGTACTGATACATAAGGATAAATGCACGGAAGTACAGCCATGTGCAACTTGCGAAGCACATGAAGAAGCTGGTTACGCTGAGTACCAGCATGAAATGGATCAATATGCAGAGGATATTGAATTGCAATCAGCCATACATGATTACCATGACGAGCATGGTAATAAGATAGAGGGATAGAAATTAGGGGGCTTAATGCCCCCTTTTTTTAAAGCTCCCTCTTATTCAGATGGATACTATCCACTTAGGTGAGTTTAGTAACCCATACAGTGATGAAGTCGAAGTACTTAGAGCAGTTATTACTAAGTACAGTGATGGAAATCCAGCCGTCCTGTTAGAATGTCTCTGTACATCAGAGGATTATCCTGACATGACAGGGGAACACTGGGAATCTTATGCAACACTTTCAGTAAATGTACCTGAATTTGCGCATATTCTCAATGATGGTGAATTCTTCGCTAAAGTATACAGCGAGAATGAACCGCTTGAGGAATTAACTAACCTTGATCTGTTCACAGATACAGGTAAGTGGATTCCAGTTGGGCCTTATGGATGCACAGCGGATGTATGGAAGCTGAACCTTCCTTCATTAGCGTAAAGAAGCTAATGTAAACCTGAATAAGCTTCGGTGGTACGTGTAATATCATGGCAACATTAGAGGGGCTGAAACGCCCCTCAATTACACAAACTCCCTTATTTGTGGTGGATACCGATGTAAGTCTTCCAATGGAATAGCTTTCGGTGTCCATCTTCTTAATTAACCATTAAACTATGAGGTGCTTATGTTGTATTGGGTCTATAATAAACTACCATTTCGTCTTGGTAAATATGTGGCTATGTATGCTTGCAAATACCGTGAACCGCTACATTATCACCATGATGGATGTCCATCGTGTAGCATATATGGCAAATTCTTCTATTATCCTCACGATAAAACCAGCCTTGAAGATACACGATAAAAATCAGGGGGTTGAAATGCTCCCTTTTTTTTGAAGCATGGTGCTTCGTAACTTTAATCCTAACTTGAGGTAAATATGTTAGATATAACTGATTATATGTCTAATCTTGATTGGACTACTGAAGAAATAAAAGCTTACATCAAAACTATTGATGAAAAGCGCTTACTAAAAATAGCAGATGAGTTTAAAAGACACCCTGTTGAATTAGCACGTGAGATTGAAAATCTAAGAAGTAATGTAAATCGTCTCGAAGTAGAGGTAAAGGACAAAAAAAGTGCTTTAAAGTATCTTAAAACTGTCTATTTAGACATAAGAGATAGACCTTTGGTTCAATTATCTCTCAAAATAGAGAGTTTATGGAAGAATATTCGTTCTTTGCGTTTACGTAACCCTTTCACTCACGATGAGCGTCTTCGCTTATAAAATAAGGGGGCTTTATGCTCCCTTTTTTTTAAAAGAAAGGGCTTATTATGCCATATCAATTACTAACCGAGGTCATGACTTCAATCGTTGAGCCTTTTGGGGAAATATTTTATCTCATAGTAGATGACAGGGGTAATGTCTGTCATCGTACCTCAAATGGTTCTGAAGCAAAGGAAGTTCTTACAGAGTGTAACAATTCTGATAGACCCTTCCATGAAGTGTATAACCATCTCAGAGCCAACGGCTCAATCAGGGGATAGTACCCTAAAGGGGGAATCTGTACGCAGGTTCTCCCTTTTTTCTTAGAAAATGAAAAATAAAAGACAAAAAACCTTATATTGTAAGGCAGGCTTTACAAAAAAGCCTATAAATGCTACAAAAAGCGTGCCATGAGCGTTTTCAAACAAAAAACTCCCTCTTATTTAGTTTTTGGGGGTCAGTGAGTCCGAATTAACAGGTATGGAAATGCCTGTAAGGACATTCATTTTGGTGTGCATAATACCATGCATAAGAGAAAACAATGAGCTAATGCTTGAGTGATCTCGTCCATCAGCATGAATTATTGGTTTAAAAGAAACGTAAAGTTTCCATTGGTGTACTGATAATGCAGGTTGGGATTAGCGTCCCTTCGCTTACGATTCCTGCCTGATCCTCAATATTCTTTATTAACTTAGGGTGATGTGTTTACGGCAAAACCTCCATCCGTTAATATTGTCGTGTGCGACAGTTAAGCGAGGTTTGATCACCCTATTAAATTGGAAGGATACAAAAAATGTATTTAGTTGAAATACAACAATTCGGAACATCCAAGGTATTCAAAAAGCCATACTACAAGAATCACCTAACTAAAATTATGAAAAAGGCAAAGAATGATAAAGTCCGAAGGAACATAATGTTTGAAATGACGGAACCCGTTAAAAATTACAGGTTAAACCTCTTAGGAACATACAGCGAGGATCAAAAAGAGCTTGCTGAAGATTGCTATAAGAGTGCAACGAAACTTTCTAAAGGAAATGTTTATTTGCTGAATACAAAGGAAGAAGTAGATAAAATATTACTCCCTCTTCTGTGATACATGACGTATCTAATGTTAACCCATTCAAGGAAAGGAAGTCAATTATGGCTTTTTCAGGTGAATTAAATCAACGGATAGTAAACCGTCCATATTGGTTCTCACGATCCACTCAAGATAAACGTGGTAAGTGGAATTTTGAAAACATCAAGGAAAGCGAAGTCACCGAAGGTGATAATGTGTACTTTGATTATAAAGGGTGTGCAAACGATGATGATTATAAAGCGGTAGAGCAAGTTTTAGCTCAACATGATCTTCATATGACATATCCAAAGGAAGTTGGCACTAAGAGTAATGTTATGCAGTTCTTAATATTGCCTATACTTGAGGTCACGCCAGCGTAACCTTAAAGGGGTGGGGATTCTCCCCTCCCCTTTTTTTAGGGCTTCGCCCAGAAAGGAAATACAATGATACAATGTTTGATAACAGTAACTGGTGCATTAATATGGATTGTTCTATTGCTAATAATTATCGGTGTATGCTTAACGTGGATTCTGGTATTAATAAAAGAGTTCATTGATTGGAAAAACCGCAGAGTAGATTTTAAATCTTTTAAAGTAGCTATAAATAGATTCTATATATTTCTAGGTACTATGATAGGATTTTTAATAGGCGCAATCACTACAATGCTGATAATATCAATAGAACATCAACTATACTAAAAGGTTGGAAAATGGGTAAAAAAGAGGAAATCAAAAGAACGAAAGACCGCAGCAGACTTGAGATGGAGGCGGACTATCTAATAGAGGCCGTTAAACAGGTCTTAAACAGGCATAGACGGCTCTTATGGCGTAAAGGCGATATAGACCTCATCGCAAAAGAAATATGCTCTGTATGGCTAAATTATATCTTAAAAAGAAAGGAAAGTAAATAATGGAAGATGGTAAATATAAAAGACCTTCTTATTATGAGAATGAATTTTCATTGCCTGAACCATTTAGATCAAACTGGATCAGTGCATTGAGAAAATCACATTATAATCAAGGTGTAGGATACTTATGCCAAAGTGATTATCACGGTAATTATTCTTATTGTGCATTAGGTGTAGCCTGTCATGTGCTTGGATATGAAAATGACGAGATTGACGAACAAGTGAGAATACAGGACACATGGTTCTCTACGAACAAAGAAATGCCAAGAAAATTACAAGACAGAGAAGAGTTTGCTGGGATAGTAATGTCAATGAACGATGATGAGTTACGTACTTTCGAGGAAATAGCTGATTGGCTTGAAACTGCTACGTATCCTTCTCCCTCTTCTGTAGGAGATTCAAATGAATGAAACATCATTATCAAAGTATAGAGGCCAAGGTTGGAAAGATGAAACCAAGGTAAATGCGACAATAACTGTCGGGCAGCTGAGATTATGCCTATCAGGATTAAGGGAATTGTATCGTGCAAGTCAATTAATTATACCTGATGGCAATGAATCGGAATACATTAAAGCCATAACGGATATGGGTGAGAAAATTAAAAAAGCTATAAGTAAAGCAACTGGAGATGATAAGAACATTGCTCCAGCTATAAAACCTAATCCAAAGATGGAATACATTAACAAGATAAAAGGAGACCAAGATGAGTCTTAATATCGTAAGTAAGGTCAGTGTAATGGGAGCAATCGGTAAAAGCGTAGGCTATATGGTCTGGGCAGCAAACGGTGTGCTTCAATTAGCGAACAAAGGTGTTCGTAAAAGTTATGACTTCCTTGCAAATAACAAAAAGTACCATGTAACTGTGCTAATGGAGGGCGCAATTATTCAAGAAGTCGAATTTGTTTCTGCTTCAGAGATAATGAAGATTCTTGAGGGTATGAACCATTTCGATGCTTATGAAATTATCATCAAGTACCGATAGGTGGCATGGTAGATGGATGGGATTATATCTGCAACTCGTATCAAAGGATGCTCCATGTGTTAAGAGAGTTGAAGTAAGATATGATCCGTTCAATACCATTAGAAAGATGAGCAAAACAGAGCTTAAGGACTGCGGAAGAATGATGGCTATGTATGTAAACTCAGACAGAGCAAGTAATGTGATTTTGTCGAAGTTAACTTACATTAATAACCGACTAAGAATTTTATAAGTTCTTCCGCTTATAAATATAAAGGCTATGATCCAGAGAGAACTGGCGTAGGATGGTTGCTAGCCCCTACCCTCACCTAAACTCCATAGCCTTTATTATAACTGAAAGGGTAACATGAAGGCTAAAAACTTAAAAACGATAAATGAAAATTTAATAACGATAGCTTCTTTGCAAGGAAAAGAGATTGGACTCTTAACTGCGATTGTAGCTTTACAAAAAATAATAAAAAAAGTTCAGCTAGAATACAGAAGGCTACAAGCGGATAATGATACTATTCTTAGTAAGGACGAAGTAAGCATTAGGGATATTAATGAAGAAATATCCTCAGAAATGAAAGGGTTATAAATGAATTGGATCGAAACAAAAGCAGGATTACAAATGGCACAGATAGTTATTAAATATCTGCCAAAAATAACAACTTGCCTTGAAAATATGGTTAGAGAAACAGGTACTGTAGCTATGAATTCAAATCATTCAAGGATAGTATATGCTGTAGAAAAATTAGCAGGTACTAAGTATGATGAAAACGGTGATCCTGAGTGGATGAATACTGGGCCTACTAAGTATGCAAAAATTACATATACGCATATAGATGGTGAAGAATTAAATGATCCAGATGATGGCAGCTGGAAGGGCAGATAATGAAATTTAAAAAAACTGTGAACAAGTTTACTTTAGAAGAAATAAGGGAAGCTGTTGATATAGTTATAGGTGATGATGGTTTTAGAAGTACAGAGGTTATCGAAACTTTAAAAACATGCTTCAGACCAATGAAAACTGTAGAAATAGATGGTGAAGAATTATTTGAATATCTTCAAAAAAGATTTCAATATACACCAATGCAAGCTTATGTGATTATGTCGGATCATAAAAAAGATTGCAGCTTCCTAGAAAATCATCCACACTATAGTATAGTGGGAAATGGGATAGCTATTAAAGATGGGTAAAGTAAAATCTTATGCAGAAGAATGGCTTAATAGATATGGCAAAAGCCAAGGTTTTGACTATAATAATCTTCCAAAACTAAAGCACATGAAACATGTGGAAATATTAAATCTTGATGCTGAAGAGTATTTTAGATTGTTGCAACTTGAAAAGGAGGAAGAGTTATTGACCTCATTGAAAAAATAAAAGATATTGCATCTACTGGAGAATTCCAATATGATACAGAAAAAATCTCAGATGTGTCATGGTCAGGAATTGATCCTAAAGACTATCCAGATTTTTGTGATGTATACATTGATTCTGCCAGATACGATGGTAAAGAGATGACCGATGAACAGCTCTTTGAATTTCAAGGACAACATTCACAATGGTGCTATGAACTCTTTATGGAAGATTACTTAAATGGATAAAGAGTATAAATACAACCTTATAAAAGAACGAGTAGACCGTGAAGACTACAGAATCGGTTGGAAGGAAAGGACTACAATGGGTGCAAAGACCCTAAGTGATATTGATAAACCAATTATAAGCAAAGACCATTTCATTGCATTTGAAAGTGTAAGAAGATATGGTAAATGGAACATGTACGATCCAACTGCAAAAAAAGCTACTGGATTAGAAGAGGGCATATATTTAGAAATCATAGAAAATTATCAAAAATATGAAAAAGAATATAGGGATTCAACTACTGATGAAATATATAATGCATGGATAAACAATGCCCACTTATAATTAATCATGGACACTCCCTCTTTTTTAGTATGAAGAAATGTCCTAAATGTGATAAACAAACATTAGTAGAGCAACCAGATGAATATTACAAGGATGATTATAGAACCTATAAAGTCGTAGAGGCTCACGTATACTGTGAATCTTGTAGATTTTATAGTGATGAAGTAGATGATACTTGGATTGATCTAAAAATAGATGAAATTATGTATGAAAGGATGGTAGAAGATGCCTGATTATATTGATACCATGATGTATGTCGGGGATACGCCTTGGCATGGAATTGGTACGCCATTAGAGAACCCTCCCAGTATTGAGGAAGCTATTTTAAAGGCTTCTTTAAATTGGGAAGTGGTTAAAAGACCAACTTACGTTATAATGGACAAAGGTACTTGGTTTGATAAACAAGAAGGAAAGTTCACTGGACATTATGTCACTATAAGAAATGATAGTAAAGAAATACTAGGTAATGTTGGTGAACGATATACTGTATTGCAAAATACAGATGCTTTTGAACCGTTTCAACCTATGCTTGATTGGGGTTTTACCCTAGAAACTGCTGGGTCTATTAAAAATGGTAAGAAAGTATGGATATTAGCAAAAGCTCCAGAAGAATATACTGTAGGAGATGATGCTATCCATAGATATGTACTATTGTATACTTCACATGATGGATCGTCTGGAAATTGTTTCAGGGATACATTAGTTAGAGTAGTATGCAACAATACATTAAATCTTGCTCTAGACGACAAGAAGAACAGTACTTTTGAATATTCCTTAAGACACACAGCTTCCATTAAGCAGCGTGTAATTGATCTTAGGGATAGAATTGAAGAAAGTTCTGGAAATGTGCAAAAAGCTGTAGGATATATGAATAAAATGTATGATCGGTTATTTAATCAAAGTGAAGCCGAAGTATATTTTGAACATGTGATCCCATTTCTTGCACATAGAGGTGCTAAGTCAGATACTGAGCTTGGCATTTATAGAAAAGATATGGCAACACCAGTGTTTGAACAGCTGATGCAAAATTACTCTTCGGGAAGAGGAAATAATGGTAAAACACTATGGGATGCTTACAATTCTGTAACCGAATATTATGACCACCAGAAAAACTATAAAGATTGGATGGCTGGTACACAATTTGGTAAGGCAAGTGAGTATAAACGCAGAGCGTTGCTATATGCTACTAAGATCATTACAAATGATATGAAGCATCATGGACAAAACTGGATAACAGGTAATAGTTAAGGAGTTCAAATGGATTTACAACGAAAAGTTGTTATAAAAGAAGGTATGGTTCCGCCAAAGAAAACACGGCAAGGATTGACGGGAAGGAAACATACGTTTCTTGATGATGTCAATTATGGACAGTATGCTTCTTGTGGTAAACTTAGTAAGAAGGATTACACAAGACTATCAGCTGCAGTAAGATATTTCAATCATACCAATGAAGATAATAAAACGCTTGGTGTTCGTACAACAGCGGTTGGTATAGTTGTCTTTAGGAAATCTTAATATCTGTGTAGATTGATCAACTACCCCTATGTCACTTGATCCGACATAGGTTAGCTTGCTGAAGGTATTAAGCAGGGGATTGAATACTCATTGTAAGCCCAACTAGTTCCAAGAATTGGATATATGTCGGATGGCTTTCCAATCGTGTGTAAACAATCCCCTGTAAAATTTGACTAGAGGCCTGTCACGTAAAATGCCTAGTCAATTATATAGGGGAGTGGGTTCTTTAGGCTCGTATATGACAATGGTGACATATCGGTCTCCTTTCTTCCTACTCCCCTATCTTTAGATATTGTTATAGATAGGGTTCTATAATAACTATTAATTTTGTGTTAAGTTCTTGTATCAAAAAGGAGACATTATGAACAAATTCACGGGAATGGATGATACCCCAAGACATCCATATCACATTCTTCGAGATATTAGTTACGAAGATTTTGTTGAGAAGAAGGATAGATTTGACTATCTATCTTGGGCAGTAGCATGGGACAGACTAAAGGATGTATGTCCTCATGCAAGGTACGAAGTTGTTACTTACCAAACTGGTAAAGGAAACATAGTTCCGTACCTAATGTGCGAAAGAGGAACTATAGTTCATATCATATTGCATTTTGAAGATGAAAATGGTGACCCAGTTCAGCATAATGAGTATCTTGCAGTTAGAGGATTCAGAAATGAATGTGTGACTGTTCCAGATGCACCACAAATAGAGAATACTATTAGAAGGTGTGTTGCAAAAGCAGTATCTATGGCAACTGGTTGGGGAATAGAACTATGGTTTGGTGAAGACATCAAAGCATTGGACTATAGGCCCGAAACAAGGCTAGATGGTACTATGCCTAAGAACGGTGAGATGACAGTCAATCAAGGTGTAAAGCTAGATAGGCTTGGCAACAACAGGCTTATTACGAAAGAAGAACGTCAAAAGCTGAAGGTATTTGCAAAAAAAGTACCTAGCGAAAAAGATGCAGCTGAACAAATAACCCGTATTGATGATTTGATTAAAAAACGCAAGAGCGTTAAGGAGAAATAAAGATGCCATTACCTTTTGGAAAAAGTACACCAAATGATAAACCTAATTCTAGTAATAGTAAAAATGGTGTTATCATAAATGAAGTTGTAATTCGTAAAGTACTAGATGTGCTATATGATGAAAAACTTCCTTGGATGCAATATTCTGATGACATTGGATTAAATTTAGAATTAAATGTTGGAAGAGATTTCTATCCTAAATTCTATGTAGGTGGAAATTGGAAGAGAAATAGCCGAAAGGAAGTTGTAGGCTATGGAAGTTCTTTCAAAATAAACCTATTGCTTAAAGCATGTGGCTTTGATAAAGTTGATAAATTGTTCGATGAAGAATGCAAGCTATCCCAACAAACAATAGATGATCTTGTTGGTAGAAAGTTTCTAAGATTAAGTTATGCTAGAGGATTAAAAACCACTGGTAAGATTGATTGGAAAGATTGGCAACAGGCTGGAAGAGTTGAGGAAGGAGAAGGAAATTTCCTTATAAGATTCCTAGCGGCAGTAGAGGATGGACACGTAAAGGATTATGATCCACACGTAACTCCAACCGATAGCGATCTAGATTTCCCTCCAGCAGATAAACAATCAGACGATGAAAAGTTTGCGTTATGAGAAAACCTTCCGCTAAGAAGATAATTTTAGAGTTCTTACATGGAAGGTTGCAGTATGGTAACAATGAAATCAGTTCTCATCATTTTGAGAAAGAGTTACCAGAGTGGGGTATTAGGTATTGGGATGTGAAACATAATCCCAGTACCTATAGCAGAATCTGGAGGATACTTAAGTCTGGTGAAGGACTTAAGGCTATTGATGTAGACAAAGTAGAAATCAAAAAAACCCACAGTAAGGAACGCACATGGATACTACGGAGAAGTATATTGAATTAGCTGTTGGGTCAGTATCCAACAGAGGAAAAGTGATAAATCCAGAGTTACTTAGCGGATACATAGTTCCTGAAACGGAATTATATAGAAGCTTATTTGTATTAGATCACACTGCTTTAGGCCACTTTGATAATAGTGGCTCCATAAGATCATATAAAGGAAACTACAGTCTAGATAAAATTACCTTTGATATTGATAAAGGTAAAAACATGGGCGACAGTATTCTCAATTATACCAGATATTTTGTTGAAGACCTAAATACAAGAGGTGTTGAGAATAGCTGGATACGTGTATGGTTTAGTGGTACTGGATTTCATGTAGAAATACCCGAGATATATGGATTCCCAATAAATTCTGATCTTCCTAGTATCGTAAAAGAGACTATGAAAAGTCAATTTGATGCTGACATAGATGCAATCTATGATAGAGGAAGGCTGATGAGGGTTGGTTATTCATATAATAGTAAAAGTGAGTTATATAAAACTCCACTTATGCTAGATGAGTTAAAGGGTATGACATACGCTGAAATTTGCACCTTAGCAGCAACTTTTAGAAGAGAAGACTATAAGCCATTACCACTACCAGAGGTTGATCCTATATGGTCAGATAATATTGTATTACCAAAAACAAAAACAGTATTAACCAGAGATGGTGACAAAACTGGTCAAACCACTGGAAATGTTACTTGTGTTCAGAAAATGTATAATGCTGGTGAAAAAGAAGGACATAGGCATAATATGCTATTACGTATGAATAGCGCATGGAAAAGGGCAGGAGTAACAAGAATAGGTGCTTATGCCATGAGCAATGCGTGGGCAGTGTCATATGAAGATAGTGACCTTAAGAGTGTGGTAAATAGTGTTTATGATAAAGGCTACAGTTACAGTTGTCAGGATGTATACATGGATCAATATTGCGATCCTAAATGTAAATATTTCAGACACAAAAACTATGGACTTGAAATAGTTACTGCTGAAAATGCTGTTAAGAGTTTAATTGCATTAGCTAAACGTGACATAAACGAATGCAGCTTCAACTTAAAGGATATTTATAATATGAAAGATAATTATAGATTCTTTGAAGGCGAACTTGCTATAGTTATGGGTGATACTAAGCTTGGTAAAACTGCTTGGGTACAAAACCTATGCGTAAGCTTATCAAACATGAACATATTGTTTATGTCGCTGGAAGTAAATCAGGATTTAATGCAACGAAGGTTAAACCAAATTGCATTAAATAAAAGTAAGGATGAAATATGGGATATATGTAAAAATGGGACAGAAGATGAAATCAGAAATATGGTTGATTCTACCTCTCATATAAAGCTTATGACCCTTGCTCCTGACATAGATACTATTGATGATATAATGCATGAATCGCAAGCAAAGATATTAGTCATTGATACTATAGATGCAATCAAAGTACGTTTCTGTAACGATCCAATGCAGAAAATGGAAAAAATAATCAATGAGCTAAAGCAACTGGCTCAAAGCATGAAGATTATTATAATTGGCATTAGCCATATTTCCAAATCTGCATCAGATAATCTTTTAGGTGTTCATAGTGCTAAAGGAAATTCGGTAATTGAACAAAAATCTGATAAAGTCATTGGAATCGTAGGAGAGAGACTGTCTCAACGAAGAACAATAAAATCTTTAGCTTCTAGAGATGAGTCAGATTTCATAATTTCCTGCGTGTTTAACTATGATACATTTCAGTTTGAACAGATTACGTCAAATACTGTATTTGAAAACCAATGATAAGTAAAATGATTAGAAGGGGGAGATAACGAATATTCTCTGGAATTCTCTCCCCCTTCTTTAGATATAACAGGAGACCTCGGAATGGAAACTGTATTTATTGAAATAGAAGATGGTACGGTTAAAAGCGTACTAGCTTCTAATACTCAAGTAATAATTCATGATTATGATATAGAAGGTATAAGTGGTGATATGATTATCGCCAAGGATGGAAGACCTTGTATTGAAACTATTATGAAGTTTCCTAATAATAAAAAAATTGCAGAAAAGGAAAAGGATGGACGACTTCGATTTAAGGATATGGAAGATACCGATATTCAGAAAGACAGTAATTAATGAAGAAACTGTAAAAGGAATACGTTCTGTGTTACTAGGAATAATTCCTATTACTATTACCTATGGAACCGAAAAGGGCGATCATATACATTTAAGCATTGGAATATTTGCTTTTGAAGTATTTGCTGGTGTATCAATATGGAAGAAGTTTCTTCCATGAGCAGCAAGGAAAAAGCAAAGGGGAACAGAATTGAGAGATTAGTAGTAAATCAATTCAAAGATAACAACATCGAATCTAGAAGAGCATGGGGGTCTGATGGAAGATCACTAGGCTGGCATGAAGAAGTTGATGTTGTTGCAATTATTGATGAAAGACATTGGAAATTTCAAGTTAAGGGACGAAAGGCAATAGCAGATTACTTGAAGCCTAATCTGGATGCCGTTGATGCTCAAATCTTGAAAGAAGATCGACAACCTTTATTGGTTGTATTACCATTTGACGAATTCGTGAAACTGGTATGCGATGAATAAGGTTGGCGTTGAATACCTGCTAGAATGGAAACGGAACTATTCCGAATCATAATAGTGGGTGTTGGCCTGAGCGCAGAGGAATGTTAACGGTATGTGGCGTTCCTCTGGCGTTCTATTAAAGGAGAAAATATGGAAGATGATATTTACGAAGAAGCAGATGGAATGATGACAGATTGGGATTGGTTTGTTAAACAACCCTTATGGCGCAGAAACGAAATCATAAAAGGTAAAAAACCCTCTAAAAAAATTAGTAAAACAGAATATAGGAAGCGACATGATTCAAAAAACAAAACTTAAGAAGGCTTTTAAAGATGCTGGGATGCAAACAACCGCTGGTGCAATAGACCTTTTAACCGATGAACTAAATAGGACAGTGCGTAAATGGGTCGTTTTAGCTAAAGACGGTAATGTAAAGCGACTTACTGCAGATTTAGTATGGATAGCTTTAGGCAGTGATCATAGAAAATATTAAAGTTTTATCTAAATCAAATAAAAAATATGTCTAACTTATAGACTATAATTGCTGGGAGTTCTAATGTATAAAAAAGCTGACTTGTTTGATACTCCATTCTCTAGTCAGCTAATTTGGCTACCTCCTTGGATATCGCCCAAAAGCTCCCAGCAATAAATTATAAAATGCCACATAGAAGAAAAGATGATTGGAAAGAATGGAAGACGGGCTGGCAATATAAACAAAATGCACCTAGAGACCCTCAGTGGAGAGAAGATCGTGAGAGGTTATTTAAGAAAAATGGCAACGGCTGGTGGCTTTTTACACCCAGCAGAACAATAAGGGATGATGATTTACCTGAAGAATAATATTATGATATTCAGAAAAGTTAATGATACTAGATTATATAAAGACCCAGAACTTGATAAGGTATGCGAGAAAGCAGCTGATATTGTAATGGGTATGCAAGGAAAGGATCAATTAAACGAGATAGCATGGCTTATAAAGGAAGCCTATGATAAATATGAGCTACATGAAACCTGTGATATGAAACATCCAGTAACTGGTGCATGGGTTCAGTATGATCCTACAAGAATGATACGTGAGGAGTATAAGCTAAATTAATTTATAATGAGGCTGGGGGCCCATACCTAGGGCTGGGACTATCTACTCAGCCTCTAGTATTAGAGGGGCGATTTAGGTCGCCCCTTTAATCTTTACAACAGTCTTTTTCAACAACTGCAAATAATTCCATAGCAATAAGACCTTTAGCTGCATCAGACCACATATTAGCAAACGGATGCCCGTCTAATACTTCCCTGAATTCTTTTTGTAGATCAACACCGTCCTTAATGTAGGTACAAGTTGACTGCAGTTTTCCTAATTTATCTTTACCAGATGTAATCATTCTCCAAGCATCCTTTTTATTTTTTTAACTCGTCTTTCTTCTTTCTCAGCTTTTTTTATTTTATATATCAGCTTATCTACGGGCAACCTTGTGAATTGTCTCATCCCTCTACCAAAGGTTGTACCATATGGTTCGTTAAATGTTTTATCAACTTGTCTAACGATGCGTCCAAACGGATAGAGAGTGTGAATAGTATAATCAGCGAACCTCTCATAGTCGCCACTTAATAATTCTATCATAGCTTGAGGTACTCTTGCTATAGGCGGTGTTATAATTTGCAATGGTGCTATAGGTCGTGGATATGTACCGAAAAAAGCACTATCTCTTTGTTTTTTATCACCAAATAACCATTCAGATGTTTCCTGCATCCAATCCCAAGGTGGTGGCAATGCAGTGTCGAAAAGAGAATATGCAAACGCAGCACCTAATGCCATCGTGAACATATCTATTACAAACAAGTCCTTAAATCTTTCATAGGCTGGCGTTCCTTCTTTATACCCGTACCATTTAGCTTGCTTGTAGAATTCTTTTCGAGTTCGCACTGATTGAAATGCAAACAGTTTAAATCTAGTTAGAACTTTACCAGTTGCTGTTCTCATAAATGCAGGTCTAAAAGCACTGTGATATAAAAACTGCGTTGTTTCTATACCACGTAGGCCCATATCAAAAAGGTATGAATCAGCCATTGATATATCCTTAGCATGCTGACCATAGCGTTCTCTTGCCTGTAAAGCATGGGTTGTAAAAGCATCTAACCTATTTATACGTTCTGATTTCTGCATTAGCCAACCTCCAGCTTGCAGAACTTTATCTGTAACTCCATATCTCTTAGCTAAATCCTTTATTGATTCATCTCTTGCATCAGGATTTGCTTTTAAGAGTTTCTTAAGTTGAGACATAAACCTGATTCCGTTAGCACCAAGCTTTTTAATTGAATCACTGAACTCTGGGTTGTAATCAAGTTCGTTCTGAATATATGTATCAATAATACCTTTTTCAGTTAACCACTTATGAAAGTCTTTTCGTGTTTTTACTGGAGATTTGTCCTTAAAGAAAATAGCGTAGCTGCCATCTCTCTTTTTTAAGAGATTATTCCTAATATATTTATCACTTTTACTGTGAATGAAATTCTTAAAACCACCCGATGCTATCGTCATAGTTGAACCACCATATATATTAGCAGTGAAAGTTCCTGTATTAGCTAATAAGGTTAATAGTTCATATCTTGCTTCAATTCTTGCGAAGTCATGGATACGTCTGACTATGTATTCCTTCTGAGCTTCGTTTAGGTTGCCTTTTTTATCAGTAAGCTTTCCACCCTCCTGTAGCGGCATTTCGCTAAAAAGAGGTATCTCAAGTTTTTTACCTTCAAAACTTTTAACATACCTTTCAGCTGCTTTCATCATTTGCCTATCGCTGGTTTGGAAATACATACTCTTTTTTAATTTTAATGGATCACCTTTTTCAATAGAATCCAATACTCTCATATTAAATGTGGATGGTTGTCCCAGTATATCTCTTAGATATATTCTAAGATAGTCAGCCCATACTTCAGTAGGATTATTGTAAACACCTTCAAGTTCCGCTTTCTGTTTCTTGCTAAATTTTCCAAAAGCATTCTTTTTTAACATGGTATCAATACGATGATTACCTTGTATAGCAATTAGATTACGATAGTAGGAACGAACTAACTGTTTTTTATAATCATCCATAACAGTTTCTCTTATATCAAATCCAACGAGTTCAGGTATGGTTCGCTTTAAAGCTACATGCGGAGATTCCCCTCCTATGCCTTCATCAAGTATCTGTGCTTCATATTGTGCAGATTCACGATTAGAGTTTTCTCGGTAGAACTGAAAAAACAACCTTGTTTCATCAGCAGCTTTTTTTGCATCTACCTCAGTTTTCCCATCAAGTAGCTCTGCTTCGTATCTAGATCGTGCCTGTTCTTCAACGAAACGATTGAAGTCACGCAATGCTCCTCTATTATAACCTATATTTAAATGAGGAAAGTATTTTTCTATATCTATTTCACCAATACCAAACTTAGCTTTCTTACGATAACTGATACGATATGCTTTTCTTGCAGATTTAGTATTGACTAGTTTGCCTTTTTCAATTTGTTTATACATGGCAATTTCAAGCTTGCGTTCAAAATCATATCTCATTAATGCTTCTATTCCAATGATACTAGTTGGAGTAGCAATACCTGCTGTAGTTAATACCTTGCGTAAAAAGCTATCAACATCAAGCTTACTTTCACCATCGTATTTGAAATATTCATTGATCCTTCCAACAGCACCTTTTTTATCAACCTTTTCCCAGTTGATTCTTTCTCTTCCGTAAAGCCACTTTTGACCAACTAGCTTAAAAAATGAACTCATCTGTTTATTTGCCCTATTAACCATTTCACGCCCTGTAAGCTCTTTTCCTTCGTGAGTGAGGGTCTTACCTAACCACGTCTCCATTTCAGCCGTTAAGGGCTCATTTTCGCGCTCATTCTTCACAATATGCATTATCATCTGGATATCTTCTTTGTTTTGAGTCCTTCTCCAATCAAAATGCTCAAGATTTTGTTCAGATATGCGTTCAATTTGAGAAACAGTTTCACGTTCAATCTTTTTAAAATATTCCCTAATGATACCAATAGGAGACATGACCTTACTTAATTTTTTTCGTACAAGACCCTTGGACGTAAGTATTGGGGTATACATACCTTCATATGTTTGAGAATCAAACCTAGCAGTTCTTTCAGCTACTGTTCTTGGATCACGAAACCAATCCCATACTTCCACTTGATTGCTTATTGGTTTTTTATAAACACTATCAAAAAACCTATTAAGAGCATATACATCTGTCATAGTCATAGTGGATGAATCACGTGGTCTATTTTCTACTGCATCAGTGAATTGAGTAAAGCGGTCATTAAAGTTTTCAGACCAATCTTTGTTTTTCTGAAGGTTTTCGGTTAGGGCGTTTATTTCCTTTTCTTGTTTAGAGTCCAATCCGATGAGCCCTTTGTCTCTGAGTTCGAGGTCTGTTCGCAAAGCGAGTGTTTGTAATGCCGTCTTTGCGTCCTTCTTCTTCTCGCTGCTGAGTTTGTCTTTAATGCTATCCGTAATGATGCGAGCCTTCTCATGTGTCATGTCCTCTTCTTTGTAGGTTTTCGGAGCTGCAAATTCAAACACTTCATCTGTTTTAGTTGAGCGTTGATAGATGTCTTCCATCTTAGTAAAAAAAGCTTTAACATTTTTATCGTATACAGATTCGCTGGCATATCCTGCTTTAGTGTAATCTGGTCTCCAATAGAGATTTTTCTTTTGTCCTGACTCTGCAAGCTTGGAAAGGAATGGAGACAAGATAATGAAGTCAACTATATCAGCAACAGGTGCGCCATTGTATTTATTTAAAGCACCTTCAATTATAATGTTATGCTTCAGTTCTTCAACACGTGCATCAAAATCTCTATACTTGGATTCAGTATTAGATTCATTGTTAGATAAGGTATGTGCTTCAGTTTTTATTTTTAATGCTTCTATTATAACTGGTTCCAATATTTCCCTTGCCCTTGTTTCGCCTAATTCAAATATCA